ACCAGCTTCTTTAAGCTACAGGTAAATGACGTTAACCTACCCGAGGAACTCGGACCAGAGATCCGATCTGAACTGGACTTGTCGTTTGCTAAAATTGAACGCACCATCATGGAATCTATTGCAGCTTCCAGTGATCGTGTTGTCGTTCATCAAGCATTAAAGCATCTTGTTGTCGCTGGTAATGCTCTTATCTTTATGGGTAAGGATGGGCTCAAGCTTTATCCTTTAAACCGATATGTTGTAGATAGAGATGGTAACGGTAATGTTATTGAAATTGTAACTAAAGAAACAATCTCGAAAAAATTACTCAAAAAATTTTACCCCGAGTACACTAAGCCTAATCAACCTAATCCCACTTCCGAAACATCATCACACCCAGAAGATGAATGTGATATCTATACACATGTCACACTAGACAACAATCGTTGGGTGTGGCACCAGGAAGTAGAGGATGAGATCCTTCCTAAGTCAATGGGTAAAGCACCTGTTGACGCCAACCCCTGGCTTGTGCTACGATTCAACCACGTAGACGGAGAAGTCTACGGACGTGGTAGGGTCGAAGAATTCATCGGAGATCTGAAGTCACTTGAAGCTCTGTCACAAGCCCTCGTTGAAGGCAGTGCAGCAGCTGCTAAGGTAGTGTTTACTGTCAGTCCTTCCAGCACCACCAAGCCCGCTACCCTTGCTAAGGCAGGTAACGGTGCTATCATCCAGGGTCGTCCTGATGACATCGGTGTAGTGCAGGTTGGTAAGACAGCCGACTTCCAAACCGCCTACCAAATGGTGGGCACGTTGTCCCAACGACTCAGTGAAGCGTTCCTTGTCCTTAATGTTAGGGACTCAGAACGTACTACTGCCGAAGAAGTTCGGATGACACAACTTGAACTTGAACAACAACTTGGCGGCTTGTTCTCCTTGTTGACTGTTGAGTTCCTGGTACCTTATCTCAATCGTAAACTTAACGTTGCTCAACGGACTGGTGAGATTCCTCGCCTTCCCAAAGGTGGTATCGTTAAACCTACTATTGTTGCAGGTATCAATGCATTGGGTCGTGGTCAAGATCGTGAAAGTCTTGGTCAATTCCTTACTGTCATTGCACAGACTATGGGTCCTGATGCTATCGCTCAGTACATCAATCCTGAAGAAGTTGTCAAGCGATTGGCAGCTGCATCCGGTATCGACGTGCTGAACTTGGTTAAGAGTATGCAAGAGATCCAACAGGAGCAACAAGCTGCTATGGCTCAACAACAACAAATGGTCATGGCTCAACAAGCCGGACAACTTGCAGCTGTTGATCAAAAACGTGAGCAAATGAATGCTGACATGCTTCAAGCTGAAGCTGAAACACAACTCCCACCACCACCTATTGAATGAGCGAAACACTTACGATGAGCGACGCCGCTCCTGAAGTTAATGAAGCTGGCTTGAATGCTGCTGAACAAGAAGCCTTGGCAGTAGCCGAAAGTCTGGAGAGCGGTGACAGCCCTTTGTTGGCTGGTAAATTTAAAGATTCGCAAGCTCTTGAACAAGCGTATCTTGAACTTCAAAAGAAACTAGGAGAACCTAAAGAAAATGTACGGAACGAAGAAGGGGTCGAAGAAACCCAAGCCTCCGAAGAAGTAGAAGAAACTGAAGAAGCTGAGGAGTCAACTGAAGAAACGTTGACTGAAGCACAAGCCAAACAACTGTTTGAAATGGTTGGTGGTGAGAAAGCTTACCAGTCTATGATTAGCTGGGCTGGACAGAATCTCAGTCAAGAAGAGATTCAAATGTACGATTCAGTTATGGGTCGCGGAGATCCTAATGCTATCTTCTTCGCGGTCCAAGCTTTGGCAGCCAAATACAGCGATGCTGTAGGTACAGATGGTCAGCTGTTGTCTGGTAAATCAGCAAAGTCTGCAGACAACTCTTTCCGTAGCCAAGCTGAACTTGTACAAGCAATGTCAGATCCTCGTTACGATAGCGACCCTGCTTATCGCCGGGATGTGCTAAACAAACTTGCAGCTTCTGACATTGACTTCTAATGAACGACACTAACATTTGGGCTAAAGAGCCACCCCTTATTATGTCTGATCATCCTTACGGTGTTCCACACAACGAACGTGCTGAGCAGCTCAACGGTCGCCTTGCTATGCTTGGCGTCATGGCTGCTCTTGGCGCTTACGCGCTAACTGGACAAATTATTCCTGGTATCTGGTAATGCCTCTTAAGAAGGGTAAATCAAAAGAAACTATTTCTAAGAACATTAGGCAGTTGACTATTGAAGGTTACCCTTCTAAACAAGCTGCTGCCATTGCCTACAGTAAAGCCGGTAAATCCCGCAAGAAAAAGTAATGGCTAAACAAG